GGTGACCCGGCGCAACTGGCCAAGTACGACACCTACTTTGTTGACAGCCTGACCGTGCTCTCACGCTTGTGCTTTGCCTGGTGCAAGACCCAGCCGCAGGCCTTCAGCGAGAAGACCGGCAAGCCCGACAACCGGGGGGCGTATGGCCAGCTGGGGCAGGAAATGATCACCGCGCTCACGCACCTTCAGCATGTCCGTGACAAGCATGTCATCTACGTCGCCATCCTGGAAGAGAAGACTGACGACTTCAACCGGCGCTTTTACCAGTTGCAACTGGAAGGCAGCAAGACCGCGCTGGAGTTGCCCGGTGTGCTCGACGAGGTCGTGACGCTGGCCATTCTCAAAGCCGACGACGGCACCAACTACCGGGGCTTTGTCACCCGCGCCGACAACCCGTTCGGGTTCCCGTCCAAGGACCGCAGCGGTCGCCTGGACGCCATCGAGGAGCCCCACCTCGGACGACTCATCGCCAAGTGCCTGGGCCACAAGCCCGACCCAGTCGCACCCGCACAGCAAAACCCATCAATTTAAGGATCCATCATGAACGCCAACACCTCCAGCAACTGGAACGATTTCAACGACGCCGAAGCCCAGCACGGTGCCTTCGATCTGATCCCCAAGGGCACGATCGTGCCGCTGCGCATGACCATCAAACCCGGGGGCCATGACGACCACAGCCAGGGTTGGACCGGCGGTTACGCCACAGAGTCCTTTGACACGGGCGCGGTGTACCTCGCATGTGAATTCGTGGTCACTGGTGGCCCGTTTGCCAAACGTAAGATGTGGTCGAACGTCGGACTGCACTCCAAGAAGGGCCCGACCTGGGGCCAGATGGGGCGCAGTTTCATTCGCGCTGCGCTCAACAGCTCACGCAATGTCCACCCACAGGACAATACGCCGCAGGCTGCGGCCGCGCGCCGGATCAACAGCTTTGCAGACCTGGACGGCATCGAGTTCATCGCCCGGGTGGATGTTGAAAAAGATGCCAAGGGTGAAGACCGCAACGTGGTCAAGCTCGCCATCGAACCCGACCACAAGGACTACGCGGCGTTGACGGGCGGGGTGGCCAAGGGTCCGGCAGGTGGCGGCAACTCCGGCGCACCGGCACAGGCAACGCCAGCATTCGCCACACCTGCACGTACAGCCCAACCGTCTGCTACCGGCAAACCGTCGTGGGCACAGTAATGAAGGCCCGCCATGAAATGTTGGGTCTGCTCACGTCAAGCGCGCGGATACGGGCACACCGAGAACCGGCACCGGGTGGGCGACCCCCGGCGCTACCCAATCGACTGGGTGTTTTGCTCACGCCGCTGCCAGGACGCGTTTCACAAGCTGTACGGGTCCTGGACCCGGGCGCTGGACCAGGGTCTTCCACCGGAGGTGGCCATGGTTGATGCCACGCCTCTGGAAAAGGCCGCCATGCGCATGTGCCTGAAGTTCTTCGGTGAAGCGGCCAGTGCGATCGGTTTCGATAAGCCCCTTGGGGCGTACTCGGAAGCGGAAGCGCTGTCGGTGATTGAAGCCATCGTCACAGCCTATGTCGACGAGATGGCAGCGCAACACGAGCGCACCAAATACCCGAGCGTGCGCATGCCCAGCGTGAAGGTAGTCAATGACCCGATCCGCGAGTCCGTGCCACCGCTGTCCGAGAACCCGTTTGCCGACATGGTGGACGACCTGCCATGGGAGACGAAACCATGATTGATTTCAACTCATCGGCCAGTCTCTCGGGGCGACTCCAGGAACTGGTCGACCAGGCTCTGGAAGCCGAGCGCGACGCAACTCCATCGCGCGAGTACCTGGGTGCCTCGCGTCTGGGAGCCGCGTGCGAGCGACAACTGCAGTACGAGTACGCCAAAGCACCGGTGGACCATGGCAAAGGCTTCTCCGGGCGACTGCTGCGCATCTTCGAGCGCGGCCATCGCACCGAGGATATGGCGATTCGATGGCTGCGCATGGCTGGCTTTCACCTCAAGACCGAAGACGCCAACGGCCATCAGTTTGGCTTCTCTGTGGCAGGCGGTCGCCTGCGTGGCCATGTGGATGGCGTGCTGATTGCCGGGCCTGAAGGCTTTGCATATCCGTCTCTGTGGGAGAACAAGTGTCTCGGTGCCAAGTCCTGGCGTGATGTTGAAAAACACAAGCTGGCTGTCTCCAAGCCCATCTATGCCGCGCAGATCGCGCTGTACCAGAGCTACCTCGAGTTGCACGAACACCCGGCGCTATTCACCGCTGTCAATGCCGACACGATGGAGATCTACGCCGAACTGATCCCGTTTGACGCGGCGCTGGCGCAGCGCATGTCCGATCGCGCCGCGCGCGTGATCACAGCCAGTGAGGCGGGTGATCTGCTGCCGCGCTCATTCACCGATTCCACCCATTTCGAATGCAAGTTCTGCGCGTGGGCAGACCGTTGCTGGAGGACCAATCCATGAAAACCACTTCACCCCATCCCCCTGTGGTCCGGGAGCCGTTCGTTGATGCCCGCGAAGCGGCTTACACCATGAACCTGCCGATGTACTACATGACCAACGCACGCCAGCGTACCAAGCTGCGGATCCCGCACTACCGCATCGGTCGGATGGTGCGGTTCAAGCTCTCGGAGCTTGCCCAGTGGCAGCAGTTGTACGGCAGCACGATGTCCTGTGGCGTCGTTTCGGCAAGCGAGGTGTCCGATGAGTGAGCAGGGACATCCGGATCCCATGGATTTCAATGATTGCGCTGCGCCGATTGAGATGGATCGCGGAGCCGAGCGCAATGAGATCCGCTCTGCGTTGCTGGCGCGGCTCGAATCAGTGCTTTCCACCATCTTCCCTGCGGGCAAGGTCCGGCGCGGGAAGTTCCATATTGGCGACATCTTGGGCAGTCCCGGCGACAGCTTGGAAATCGTGGTCGACGGTGATAAGGCTGGTCTGTGGACGGACCGTGCAACCGGCGACGGCGGCGACATTTTCGATCTGCTGGCGCGGCATATGTCTGCGGACGTGCACACCGATTTCGCACGCGTGTTGCAATACGCCGCCGATCTGACCGGTCGTGCCAGCCCTGTGCCGGCCCGCAAAGCCAAACGCGAAGCCCCGGTGGACGATCTTGGCCAGGCGACTGCCAAATGGGACTACCTGGACGCCAGCGGAGCCTTGATCGCCGTGGTGTACCGGTACGACCCACCCGGGCGGCGCAAGGAGTTCCGGCCCTGGGATGCCAAGCGCCGCAAGATGGCACCGCCCAACCCACGACCGCTGTACCACCAGCCGGGGCTGGTTGCTGCCCACCAGATCATTCTGGTCGAGGGCGAGAAGTGCGCGCAGGCCTTGATCGACTTGGGGCTTTGCGCCACCACGGCCATGCACGGTGCCAACGCGCCCGTCGATAAAACCGACTGGTCACCGCTGGAGGGTAAGGTCGTGCTGATCTGGCCCGATCGTGACAAGCCCGGTTGGGAGTACGCGGATCGCGCATCGCAGGCGATTCTGGCTGCTGGCGCTGGGTCCGTTGCCATCCTGTATCCGCCAGCGGAAAAGCCCGACGGATGGGATGCGGCCGATGCGATTGCCGAGGGTTTTGACGTTCACGGATTCCTGATGGCCGGTGACCGCGTGCCGGTGGCTGCCCAAAGCAATGCGCCCATCGAGGACAAGCTGGTCGAGGGCATCGACTGGACCACCGAGGACGGGCTGGCCACCGCCTTCACGCGCCGCTACGGTGAGGACTGGCGTTACTGCGCCCAATGGGGCAAGTGGCTTGTGTGGACCGGGATCCGCTGGAATCCGGATCAGTTGCTCTACATCCAGCATCTGTCGCGCAACATCTGCCGGGCTGCATCGTTCAAAGCTGACACGCCGCGTCTGCGAGCGCGTCTGGCCAGTTCGTCCACGATCAGCGCGGTCGAGCGCATCGCTCGCAGTGATCCCAAGCACGCGTCCATGGCTGAACACTGGGATGCCGATGTCTGGCTCCTGAACACACCCGGTGGTGTCGTGGATCTGCGCAGTGGCGTCATTCGCTCGCATGACCGTGCTGACCGGATGACCAAGGTCTGCACTGCTGTGCCGCAAGGCGACTGCCCCACCTGGCGCGGCTTCCTGTCGGATGTGACCGGAGGCGATGCGGAACTGATGGTCTATCTTCAACGCATGGTGGGCTACTGCCTGACCGGGGTGACCAGCGAGCACGCGCTGTTCTTCTTGTACGGCACGGGTGCCAATGGCAAGTCGGTGTTCGTCAATGTGATTGCCACCATCCTGGGTGACTACGCCGCCAACGCGCCCATGGACACGTTCATGGAAACACGGTCGGACCGGCATCCCACTGATCTGGCAGGTCTGCGCGGCGCACGGTTTGTCGCATCGATTGAGACCGAGCAAGCGCGGCGCTGGAACGAATCCAAGATCAAGACCATCACCGGCGGTGACAAGGTGTCGGCGCGCTTCATGCGCCAGGACTTTTTCGACTACACGCCGCACTTCAAGCTGGTCATCGCCGGCAACCACAAACCGTCCATCCGCAATGTGGACGAGGCCATGAAGCGGCGTCTGCATCTGATTCCTTTCACGGTGACCATTCCGCCCGAACGGCGCGACGGCAAGCTTACCGAGAAGCTGCTGCAGGAGCGCGACGGCATTCTGGCGTGGGCACTGGAGGGTTGCTTGTTGTGGCAGCAGTCCGGCCTGAAACAGCCGCAAAGCGTCATGGATGCCACTGAGGAGTACTTCGAGGCTGAGGACGCCATGGGGCGCTGGATCGAGGACCGCTGCGTTTTGCATGGCAATGCAAAAG